GGAGCTGGCCCCCGTGGCAACCAGCGAACCGTTATCCACAAACAGATGCAGTTTGTCCGGGTTATTGCGGACATAAGGCACCGCTTTATTGAGGGCGTGGCGCAGGGATTGTGGTTTGTTCACTGTTTCGCTCCTGACACGCAATAATCATGTCCACTTTGTCTGCACAGACCGCCCAGGCGGCCTCCGTTTCATCCAGCAACGCGTTCAGATCACCGTTAGTGCGCGGCGCTGCCTGCCCCAGCCGACACGGCGTCACTCGCGGACAACCACTGACGGTAAGCTGCACCTCCGGTGAGTGTGGGGCGTTCCCGCAGCCGGATAATGTCAGCAGGCAAAGGAGTATCAGCCCAGCGGCGTAAATCCTCGTTCTCACGTTTCAGTTCCTCAATCCGGTGTTGTCGTTGTCTCAGCAGTACACTGGTCTGTTCTGCTTCGGCATAGAGCCGCGCCTGCTCCCGGTTATTGGTTTCAGTCAGAATGGACAGGCTGATAAGCTGGCTGTTGCTCTTTGCCAGTGCATGGCTTTTGCTCCGAAGCTCGTCTGCCTGCGTGCTGATGGTCTGGCTGGCATCAGCCAGCCGCCACGTCTGCCAGCCCAGCGCCGCCAGTAATAACGCCAGCACAACCAGCAGCAACCGGTTCATGCTGCTACCTGTTGCGCCATCTGATTACGGGTGATCCAGAAGGCAATAACGGTCAGTAGATAAAAGACCAGGGTAATAGCCCACCCCGTCCAGGCGAGACTGACGACAATCAGCAATCGCATCATCCAGCTGATAAATACGTTTTCTTTTCGGGTAATTGTCTTCAGCAAAGATGCCCTCAACTCCTGCCAGAGCGGGCCGTTCTTAATTAACGCAGCCAGTGATACCGGAATTACTGCCCATGTCAGCAGACAGGCTACCCAGACACCAGATGCTGCCAGTACTGGAAAAATCCCCTGCGGATACACCATTGCGGCGATTAACAGCGCTATCCATAACATCAGAAACAGCCCGCTGATTACTTTCTTTTTCATTTCAGTTTGCTCCCTGTAAGCACCAGGCCATCTCCCGCGCACGGCGGTTATCCAGCCCCTGATTAAACACACCTTTTACATACACCCAGCGCGGCAACTGTCGGCACGCATCCGCCCAGCGCCGCTGATTGAGCAATTTCACCAGCGTGGAACTGCAGGCATTGCCCGTTCCCACGTTGAAGGCAAACGACACCACCGAGTCATACACCTTTTGCGGCGGCTGTTGCTTCACACACCTTTCCAGCGCCCGCTCCACACGTAGCACGTTGGAGATCAGCCCTTCCGCTGCCTGTCGTTCCGTAATGGTTTTTCCTGGAATGACACCTGATGTATTACCAATGCCGTCGGTCCAGACACCCGCGCTACACTGATACGGCTGCAGACGACAGCCTTCGTAATCGGCAATCAGTTTCAGCCCCTCCACGGAGGTGTGAAGTTGCTGAAAACCCGGTAGCGTGGCAGCAATAGCCAGCACGGCCCCGACAAGGCAGCGTTTAACGATTGATGGATTCATAGTCCTCCCGCGAGATCTGCCCGTCGCGCAGAAGCTGGTAGGCTTTGTGTTTGTAGTACCAGTTGATAGCCAGCATCAGCACACCAATCATCAGGCCGCCCAGCGTTGAGGCATCCTTGATGGACAAATCGCCCAGCCAGGCCAGCACGACGGCGATGCAATACGTGATAAAGGCGCTGATTCGCTCAAGCGTCATAATTCAGTCCCATAGCTGGACGGTCTGCACGGTGGTGGTGGTCGGAATGTCCGGCAGCTCCACCTGCAGCCCGTGAGGTAAAAAGGGGCCGTATTCGGCAAGCCCCGGATTTGCCTTCAGTACCTGCTCCGTGACACCCTGCGTGCGCCCGTAATGACGCCAGCAAAGCGCGTCCACCGTGTCATACTGATGCGCACGCACTTTCATCAGATAAGCTCCACTGTGCAGTGCGGCGCATCCTGCACCCGGCTGATGGCCCAGCGGGCGTCACGCCACAAATCACCGCTTGCTTCCGCCAGTTCCTCGCCCCGCTTCACACCGGACGCCGTGGCGTCATAGTCCTGGTAACGTTCGTTGAGCATGGCGCGTGCCCAGCAGTAAACCGCGTTGAAATAGTGCTGAATGCGCTCACTTTTGCCGTCCAGCTGTTCCGCCGGAACCTCAGCCAGCGACACATACCCCAGCATCTGCTGACGTCTGCGAAACTCATACAGCTCTGCGTTGACCTCCGAAATTGCCGACAGCGCAACCTGCTTTAAACGCGGCTGCGTCACCGTGCCGTCAGTGCGCATCACGCTGCGAAACTCCGACAGGTCCACATCAGGCCAGAACGGCGTATTCCTGATGATTTCCGCCTGTTCCGGTGCCTGTTCTGGCGCAACAAACTTCATGCTGCTTTCTCCTGAAATAGAGGGCGGTGGACGAGGTTTTGATGTGGCAGTGCCTTTCGCCACCCCGTGCCGCCCGTGCGCGGGGGCACGTTCTGTCAGCGGCTGTCATTGCGCAGTCTGCGCTCCAGCTGCTGTTTGTCTTTTTTCACGCCACAGCGAGGATCGAGCTGTAACGCATGGTTGAGATGATTAAGGGCAGACGCCGGATTTCTTTCACTCAGGACAGCGCCAATCGCTTTATGCAGACGCGCCCGTGACTGGTCCGGCATATCCAGACCGTCTGTCAGCTCCAGCGTCTGCAGCAACAGATCGGCATCAAAGCCGGTGGCGGCAAGCATAGTGCTCTGCGCCGCGTCTGCCATTTCCTCTGCCAGCACGGTCTGCACGTTGCGGTTACCCAGCGGCATCACCCAGCCATGACGCAGGGCATGACGCCCGATCTCCAGCGCCCCTGCATAATCTCCGGCATCAATGCGCCACAGCATCACGTACATCAGCACGTCATCCTGTTGAGCGCCTCCGGCAGCCAGAACGCCCTCCGCCCAGGCGGCATATTTCGGCAGCAGCTCCACCTTGATTTCTGCTTTTTTGACCGTGGACTGAACGCCCTTGAGACGGCGGCGGTCTTCCGCCAGTTGCAGCAGCATCAGGTCATAGCCCGACGCGTGGCGAACACTGCCACCCTCGCGAGCGGCCTGTTCAGCCTGAACGCGCAGGCGATGCTGCCGTGCGGGACTCAGGCTCATGAATTACGCTCCGGTTTCTGCTGCGGCGGCGCTGAAGTCACCAATCTGGATGTTTTCCACCAGTGCAGCGCAGCGATAGTCCTCAACCACATAGGCTTCGTTAACGGATTCAAAATTTTCAATCCGGTCACGTTTCGGGTTGTCGATAACTGAACGGCGGCGGGTATCTTCCTGCCAGTAGATGGACAGGTTATCCAGACGGGTGATCAGCAGCGCATTCGGCGGGAAGAACGGCGCACGCACTGCCTGCAGGCCACCCATGCGTTTCTGACTGATGATCATATCGGCAGCCAGTTTTTCACTGTTTTCCTGCTCTTTGTTGACCAGCGGGAAATACTTGTCAGACAGCAGTTCACGACCGCAAATCACCACCAGATCGTCATCGTCCTGGTAGACCACATCGATAAGCTCATTGACGGCATCCATCACTACGGCGTCCAGGTTGGCATATTCGCCACCTTTCCCGACTTTCACCGCGCCCGGAGTGGTTTCACCGCCCGTGGTGGTGCTGCCCATGACGTGATCCGGTGCATCTTCACGGATTTTCTGCAGCCAGCCTTTGTTCACATCCTGCAGCAGCGGGTTTTCGCTACGGTTGGAGGTTTTCGCACGCTTCACGCCGTTAAAGCCGATCATGATGCGGTCCAGTGCCTGACGTTTTACGATGGCGTCACGGATACGCACCTGGAAATCCTGAAACTTCGCCCACAGGTCCAGCTTCGCGTAGGTCAGCACCGTGTCAAAGTTAGTCTGCTCGCATTTGTATTCCACATCGACCATTAGCGTCGGATCGACAGGCTCACGCTCTTTAGCTGTGGTATCAGTGGTTCCGGCAATGGTGCTGCCAACACCCAGCCCCAGCAACTGACCAGACTGCTCAGTCACTGGCGTGACGTTAATCAGCGTCAGGAATGCGGCGGACTGCTGGATCTGATCTTCCAGCGTCTGCTGCACAGACGGCTCTACAGTGAACTTGCTGGACAGTTCTTCAACGGCCACACCGTTCAGACGCGCCAGCTGCTGCAGGTAAGCGTTAAAAGCAAAGCGGGTATTCTTCTTCATCGGGTTTTGTGCTCCATCAGCAATTGGTCAGAGTGTCAGCGGGGGCGTTACCGCCTGTTGCACGCTGGCGGTAGTCCTGGCGGCTGTCTTCATGACTCAGCTTATTCACCAGTTCGTTAAAGGCGGTCTGCTGTGCCTGCAGGGCAGTCTCCAGCTCAGACAGACGTTCTTCCTGCTCAGACAGGGATTTTTCGGTGCGTGCGCTCAGGTTTTGCTGCTCAGTGGCGACCAACTCCACGGCCTTATGCACATCAGAGAACCGGGCATCGTCGGACTGCTCTTTTTTGGTGAACAGTGCCGTGACGCGGGCAAACAGAGACGGCTTGTCCTCCTGGATTTCTTCCAGTTCGATCACCGTTTCCTCTGCGGCGGTAAAGAGATTGGCGGGATTCTGCTTGCGGTTTGCCAGCGGGTTATGGGCTGCACTGGCGCTGAATGTCAGCATTTCAGTGCCCAGACTGGCAGGGTCATCAGTGGCAGCCAGGCCGACCAGGTAGGCTTTGCCCGTATCAGCAAACTTCGGACTGACTTCCATAGATGTGAATAATTTCTGGCCTTTTTTCACCAGTTCCACCAGGGATTCCGTTGGCTCAACGTCGGCATACAGCGCCATCTTGCCTGCCAACGGACCTTCCGTGATTTCTTCAGCAAACAGCGCCGTCACCTTGCCGTAGCGGTTAAAGGTGCTGTCCGGCAGATAAGACTTGATGTGCTCAAGGTTAATCAGCGCGGTATACACCGCCGGGTTGTAGCTGGCTGCCATCTGTTCCAGCCATTCACGCTGGATTTCGCGTCCGTCGGTGGTGGCACCTTCCACCCCGATGCGAAAACGCTTTGCTTTCACTGTCATGAGCCGTGCTCCGTTAGAAAAAACTTACTGGAGCCTTATGGTTGCGGTGATGGGGGCAGTGAAACAATGCGCGGTATTTGTACCGACAACCACACAAACCGCAGGCGGGGAAAGCCTTCATTCAAGGCTGTAGGTTTGTGCCATGAACACCACACTGACACCCGCAGATCTCGATCCCCGTCGGCAGGCCATGCTGCTGTACTTTCAGGGATACCGCGTCGCCCGCATTGCTGAAATGCTGGGCGAGAAAGTTGCAACTGTTCACAGCTGGAAAAAACGCGACAAGTGGGGTGACTATGGGCCGCTGGATCAGATGCAGCTCACCACCGCCGCACGCTACTGCCAGCTCATTATGAAGGAGCACAAAGAAGGGAAAGATTTCAAAGAGATTGACCTGCTGGCGCGCCAGTCGGAGCGCCACGCGCGGATCGGCAAGTTTAACAATGGCGGCAACGAAGCCGATTTAAACCCTAACGTCGCCAACCGCAACAAAGGCCCACGCCGTCAGCCGGAAAAGAATGTTTTCACCGATGAACAGATTGAGAAGCTGGAAGAAATCTTCCATTCCTCCATGTTCAACTACCAGCGCCACTGGTGGGAAGCCGGAAAAACCAACCGCATCCGCAACCTGCTGAAGTCACGCCAGATCGGCGCAACCTTCTATTTTGCCCGTGAAGCCCTGATTGACGCCCTGCTGACCGGACGTAACCAGATTTTCCTTTCCGCCAGCAAGGCACAGGCCCACGTCTTTAAGCAGTACATCTTCGACTTCGCCAAAGAAGTGGAGGTGGAGCTGAAAGGTGATCCGATGGTGCTTCCTAACGGTGCCACGCTTTACTTCCTCGGCACCAATGCCCGCACTGCCCAGAGTTATCACGGCAACCTGTATCTGGATGAATATTTCTGGATACCGAAATTTCAGGAGCTGCGTAAAGTGGCTTCCGGTATGGCTATTCACAAAAAATGGCGACAAACCTATTTTTCCACGCCATCAAGCCTGACCCACAGTGCTTATCCGTTCTGGTCCGGTGCGCTGTTCAACCGTGGACGCAACAAAGCCGACAAGGTGGACATCGACCTGTCCCACAGCAATCTGGCCCCCGGCCTGCTGTGCGCAGACGGGCAATACCGCCAGATAGTCACCGTGGAAGATGCGGTGCGCGGCGGCTGCAACCTGTTCGACCTTGACCAGTTGCGCATGGAGTACAGCCCGGACGAATACCAGAACCTGCTGATGTGCGAGTTTGTGGACGATCTCGCGTCCGTGTTTCCGCTCAGCGAGCTGCAGGCGTGCATGGTGGACAGTTGGGAAGTCTGGACCGACTTTCATGCACTGGCCCTTCGCCCGTTTGGGTGGCGCGAAGTGTGGATCGGTTATGACCCGGCAAAAGGTACGCAGAACGGCGACAGCGCCGGATGCGTGGTGGTGGCACCGCCAGCCGTGCCGGGCGGTAAGTTCCGTATTCTTGAGCGCCACCAGTGGCGCGGGATGGACTTCCGCGCCCAGGCGGACGCCATCAAAAAACTGACCGAACAGTACAACGTGACATATATCGGCATCGACTCGACGGGTGTCGGTCACGGGGTTTACGAGAACGTGAAAGCGTTTTTTCCTGCCGTCCGGGAGTTTGTCTACAACCCCAACGTTAAAAATGCCCTGGTACTCAAGGCATACGACATTATCAGCCACCGCCGTCTGGAGTTTGACGCCGGGCACACCGACATTGCGCAGTCATTCATGGCAATCCGTCGCGCCACCACCGCCAGTGGCAACCGCCCGACCTATGAAGCCAGCCGCAGCGAAGAAGCCAGCCACGCCGATCTGGCCTGGGCAACGATGCACGCACTGTTTAATGAACCGCTGCAGGGCGAGTCCGCCAATACAAGCAATATTGTGGAGATTTTTTGATGGGAAAGAGTAAGAAAAACCGCGCTGCGGCGATGAATCACATCCAGCATAAAAGCCAGACTTCAGCCGAAGCATTCAGCTTCGGCGATCCCGTTCCTGTTCTGGACCGCCGAGAATTACTGGACTATGTGGAATGCGTACAGATGGACCGTTGGTATGAGCCGCCCGTCAGCTTTGACGGACTGGCGCGCACCTTCCGCGCCGCCGTGCATCACAGTTCCCCGATTGCAGTAAAGTGCAACATTCTGACCAGTACCTATATCCCTCATCCGCTGCTCAGCCAGCAGGCTTTTTCGCGTTTTGTGCAGGACTATCTGGTATTTGGTAACGCCTACCTGGAGAAACGCACGAACCGCTTCGGTGAAGTTATCGCCCTTGAACCGACCCTGGCAAAATACACCCGACGCGGATTAGACCTGGATACCTACTGGTTTGTGCAATACGGCATGACTACGCAGCCGTATCAGTTCACGAAAGGCAGCATTTTTCATCTGATGGAACCGGACATCAACCAGGAGATCTACGGCCTGCCCGGTTATCTTTCTGCCATTCCGTCAGCCCTGCTCAACGAGTCCGCCACGCTGTTCCGCCGCAAGTATTACATTAACGGCAGTCATGCAGGCTTCATCATGTACATGACCGATGCAGCGCAGAACCAGGAGGATGTGAACAACCTCCGCAATGCGATGAAAAGCGCCAAAGGTCCTGGTAACTTCCGTAACCTGTTTATGTACTCGCCTAACGGTAAAAAGGACGGGCTTCAGATTATCCCGTTGTCAGAAGTGGCGGCGAAGGATGAGTTCCTGAATATCAAGAACGTGAGCCGGGACGACATGATGGCGGCGCATCGTGTGCCGCCACAAATGATGGGGATAATGCCTAATAATGTCGGGGGGTTTGGGGATGTAGAAAAGGCAAGCCGTGTCTTTGTCCGCAACGAGTTGATACCTCTGCAGAAACGCCTACAGGAACTTAACAACTGGCTGGGCGATGAAGTTATACGTTTCGAGCCGTACACTTTAGATATTCAGAATGAAAAGAAATAAAAGTTAGCGAATAAAAATCATTAGCATAGGCCGCAAACTGAGCGGCCTTATTCATTACCAATTTCTTTTTTCGGAGTTTAGCCAATCACCGCATGGATAATATCTTGACGCCCATTCACCTTGTAAACGAGCTACAAACAGAATATCGTTACTATCGACCCTGGCTTGGAGTCCGTCACGCAGTTGAGTTGCGGTCAGCGTTGTATCTACTAACCAAAATGATTCAAGATATTTACAGTATGTAAATTGCTTTAGATAGTCAAAAACTTCATCGTAGTTTCTTCCCGGAGCCTTCAAGTCATAGGTTATACAATAAATAGCCATTCTCTAAGCTCCGCATTTTTTATCATTTGGGGAACATCTTAACCTGCGACATTTGCGGCAATACGATTGAGGGATCAGCCGCTCTCCTTCCATAGTTCTAAAACCAAACACTTCTTCAATTTTGTTCAAATCACCACTTGCAATAACCCCACAGCAGGGGCAGACAGCCTCAATTTGAAATGCCATGTCTATCTCCATTCCACATGTTGAATGTAGGGTAATACTTCCTTTCAAGCAAAAATGAGACAAGGATCTTGAAACCTAATTTAAACTTGCTTGCGCGCGCTCGTATCCCCGCCACGCCTGCCCGCTTTATGTAGTGGTTTTCATGCACCTGCATGATCTACGCAAAAGCCCGCCAGTTCTGGCGGGCCTTAGCAAAAACGATCCTCAAACGATCATGCGATCTCATGCGGCATAGACATGCACTACAGAGCTAACGCCTCGCAAGGGCTCGTTGTTCAACCTTGCTGACGCCAGAAGCAAGTTCAGACGCCAGCAACGTTTCTTAATGCAGCCAGCTGTCGTCTTCCCACACCTTCTGCATAATTTTCATCACTTGTTTTCTTTCTTCGTCCAGTTGCAGTCCGGTTAGTTCCACCCCGTTAGAGCTACCTTTGCGAATGCGAATTACCGTTTTGGGATACAGGGGGCGCAGATTGCGGTAAAGCTCGGATTCAAGGGCGTCCAGGGTAGACTGGCTAATCTTCTGCTCTTTATCGATCATTATTTCAATGCGCATAAAAGTCACCTCAGCTGATGACATCCATTGAGCGGTTGTATTCGTGGGTTCTGATTTTTGCCATGAGTTCATCAGTCAATTCAGAAACCCACTGCAGAGCCAGCCCCTTCTCTTCATCACTACACTCACTAGCCGCTACAAGCTTAAGAAAAAAATCAATGCGCTGGAGCTTCAAAGACTCCAAAAAATAGTCCTGCATCTTTCCTCCTATGACACCACACGCAATACTGTATGTATAACCACTGTTTATATTTACAGTATATAATAATCTTACTGATGTAAAACGTTTTTTTACGTTCATCAGCCTGATATGCCAGGTATTATTAAGAGCACGAATTGTTAACCCGCGTAATTAATACAGGTTCCGCCACTGATCATCTTCCTGCAAACGCTGGTTCCGATAGAAGATACGCAGGCCTGCTCCTGACGGAATACTGCCGCCGCGAAGGAGTAAATCGACCTCTTTCTCGCTGCCATCAAATCCTCTGGACTTCAGCTCATACACGAGCTGCAGTCGCTGATGGTCTGTAATTCGCTGTTTGTAGTCTTTACGCCGTTTCGGTTTCACCAGGCGTAACCTTGCTGCCAGTTCCCGGCGCTCTTTATTGCTCATACTGTGCAGGTAATCGTGCAACTCCTTGTCATCCATGCTGGTAATGTCCGTTCTGGGGTCCCCATCAGCTGATTTATCTTTCTCCTGTTGGTTCAAATTTTCAGCAAGGGGACAGTTATTGCCACGAGTCCAAGGGGCGCAAGCGCCCTGGTCGGCTGCCGCCTCCTGAACGTCAACGGCTTTACGAACCATTTTCCACTTCACTGCATGAGTGCAGATCTTGCCCTCTGCAATGGGTGACCAGATGCCATAAATACGAATGCCGTGATCGCCATAGGCGGTCGGCTCTTCGTTGATTTCATAAGCGGTTCTGATGAGGTGATATTTACGGGGAACCAGTACGCCGCCCTGCTTCATGATGTAGGTGGCAAAACAACCAGCATCAGCAGCAGCCAGAATGGCATCAAGACGCGGGTTATCCAGTACCGGCGCACCTGCTTTTTTGTCACCCTGTTGCCTTGCCGCCTGACCAGCCAGCAAGCGAAGTTCACGGTAAGCCTGACGCCCCGGAATACCAAAGAAGCGGAATTGCTGAACACGATGCAGAGACGCCCAGGCATTCACGTATTCAGCGTTATCACGCAGAGATTTACCCGTTTCCTTGCTGATCTCGCCAGCCAGACCACGCCCGTCAATGTTCTTACTGATATATTTCGCGATGTAGCTTGTCGGCGTTCCTTTGCGCGGGTTAATCAACTCAGACTTAAAGCGCGGCCCAGTGTTATTGCCCAGCTCCTCGCGGTCTTCACGGATGGCAAACTTACGCAGTAATGCAGTGATGGCACGGCGGTCTTTTTTGCGCATGAAACACAACAGGTGCCAGTGAACTGTGCCATCATGATGCGGCTCAGCCACCCGCACGCCATACCAGCGCAACCCAGCTTTGTGCATCGCCTTACGAAATGCAGCAAACATGCCGACCAGATAATCGCTGCTTTGTCTTACCGTCGCGTTTGTCCAGGTCGGGTTTGGTCTGCCGTTATTTAGCGTGGAATGGAAACGCGACGGACAGGTGATAGTGTAGAAAACGGCGCAGTCACCGCGCATTTCCGCGATAAGCTCCAGACCTTTAACACAGGCCATCATCTCATTGCGGCGATGCGCAGGGTTGCTGCTGCTGGCGTTTACCACATCCTCCATGTCCAGCGTGTCGCCGTCTTCGTTCACCAGTTCATGAGAACGGAAAAACTCCAGCGACTTACGGCGCTGCTCACGTTTATGCATCACGGCTTCATAGCTGACATAAGGAGATGCTTTTTTGCTGACCAGGCAAACAGCGCGCAACTGCTCTTCCCGCCATTCGCAACGCATCTTCCATAATTTCCGATACCACCAGTCGGCGCACAACATACGCGCCAGCGAACCCGGAATGAGTTCATAGGGCACGGGTTTACGGCGGTTTCTTTTCCGACGGAGTTGCTCAAACGCAGGTGGGATGACATCCAGACGCAGGGTTTCCGCTGCCACCTTTTCCCATGTCTTGCGGATTTCTTCTGGCTTAACGTCATCGGTGGCATACAAATCACCACAAGCTGCATCAAGGCACATACTCATATGCGCAGCTACCAGGGTGGACAGGCGTTTCACCTGATCCTGACTCATTTCAGGCAGGATCAGCAGGCCGTCCAGCCCTTCATGGCTTGCCATAAAGCGAAAAGATGCAGATAGCTGACTGTCGCGTACATGCTCCAGTCGTTCCAGACATGGCTTAATCGTCTCACGTAAATAGCGGGAATAAGCCTTTGGCCTGCCCAGGCTGCTGAAGTATTCAATACGTTGCATCAGCGGCTTGCTGATATGGGAAGGCTGGGCGTTGACGTCCGCCAGAATGACCATGTCTGAATTAAAACGCTGCTGCTCATGCGCCAGCTTTGCCCGGCTAATGAGCTTATCCTGCTCCATTTCGCGCTGGACAGGATCACGTGATTCATTAAAGAAATAACGCTCCCAGACCTGATCACTCAGTGCCTCGCGGCGCAACTGTTCCTGTTCGTTATCGGCAGCGTACAGAGTGATCAGGTTTGAAAGCGTAGAAACCGGCGCAACTTCCGCCGGGTCCAGATAAGGGTTAATGGCCTTTTTCGGGCTGTTCCATGAGAACGCTGCGGCAGCCTCGTTAAAGCCGCAGCAGTTGTTCATATCGGCATGACTCATGCACGTACTCCGTACACGGCAGAACTATCCACGCCACGCGAATAATCAAATCCCATCCAGCAGCGCGGTCCGGAAACAGCAATGATTTCTGTTGCTGATTTACCCTCGCCAGCTGCCACACCGATGCTGCGTTTTACCTTGATATAGTGGTGAGTAAAATTGCGATACAGCGAACGGATCAGGGATGTGTCACTGTTAGAAACAATGACCGGATGTCCTTCTGATGACCGATGTTCAAGAACGGATGCCAGGTGATACTGGTCATCTTCAGTGAAACCATCAGTGTGATAGCCGGAAAACGTACCGTCATATGGCGGATCGCAATACACCACATCTCCCGCCTTCAACATCGCCAGCGTTTCATCAAAGCTGGCGCAGATAAACGTTGCTCGCTGGGCTTTTTCTGCAAATGTGCGAAGTTCTTTTTCAGGGAAATACGGATTTTTATAATTACCGTAGGGAATGTTGAAATGCCCGCTCTTGTTATAGCGACATAAACCACGGTAACCGTGACGATTGAGATACAGGAAATATACCGCTTTCATGAAATCAGTAATTTCAGTTGAGCAGTTAAACTCCTGCCTTATGTTGTAATAAGCCACCTCCCTGTTTGCGATCTCAAATAAAACTCTGGCGCGAGATATAAACGATTCACAATCAGCGGCAACCTTTTTATAGAGGTTGATTAAATCAGGATTAATATCCGCAACCAGATAGCTGGGATAATCCGTTTCCATCATCACAGCACAGGAACCCGCGAAAGGTTCAACCAGTCGCGGGCCAGCAGGAAGGTATTTTTTCAGTTCTGGCATAATGGCGGTTTTATTTCCCGCCCATTTCAGGATAGTGCTCATACAGCACCTCCGTTGTAATGTTTGCCTTTCAGTTCTGCGATTTCCTGACAGGTAATGCAAAGCTGCACTCCCGGAATGGCGCGGCGTCGTGCTGGCGGAATTGGCGCTTCACATTCAATGCAAAGTACGCGTGACACGCCCGGTGATTTGGCACGGGCTGCACGGATATGGCGCTGGCGTTCTTCTTCAACGCGCTGCTGTACAAGATCCATTGCATCAGCCATTAGTGGATCTCCTGCGCTTCGTTCTGGATTGCTTCAGCAGTCACGCGCAGCAGTTCTGCCGCTTCCACGTGGTTTAGCTGGCGGGATGAGATATGACACGCCAGGCTATCAAGGCGAGCAGCCATTGCTTCAGCCCTTGCCCGGCGTTCTTCCAGACGAGCCTCTGTCAGTAAAATATTAAGCCCTGCGTCATCCGGTCCGGTTTTAGTCGTGAGGGTTTCAATATTACGCATAATCAATTCTCCTGAATTTAGATAAAGGGATGCCCGGCGGGTTTACGCCATTAATTTCATTAGTTGGTTAATTCGGCATGGTTAGCCGTCTGGGAAATAAGCTCACCACTGCACGAAAATGATTCATTGCTTTAATCAGCTCCCGCTTTTCGTCAGTGGTCAGCTCATTAATGCTGATGCTATGACGTTCAGCTGGAATTTTTGCCATAAAGAATATGGCAGCCAGTGCCCGTTTATTTTGTTCGCTATTAATATCGCGTGGATCACGCATATCTTTAATAAACCGCTCAAGCTCTGACTCAATATTCAGACCAAAAACTTTCGCCCTTAACTCCGCAATGTGATTAAGTCCATTCAGGCGTTCACCGGGGCTTAATGGAACAGTCGCCGCAGCGCCATTAATTGCCATAATTCATATCCCCAAAACGCAACTATCGTTCTTTGTCCTTACGGTAACGTTCAAGAGGAGATACATTTTTTCGTATCGTCTCTTTAACCTGCTCTCCCCGTAAAAACGTCCCATCCTTTAGCGTGAAAAAGTAACTGCCATCGCCCGACAACGACGGATAACAACAGAGCAAATCATCTTCAGGTACTGAATAACTCTCCCCTCTGTAACGAAACTGATAAACCACTTCACTTTCCGCTGCATACATTTTGACTTTCTCCGTTTCCTCGTGGTCAATTCAGACAACAATTCATCTTGTGAATGACATGGATGCCAGCGTTTTCCATCCTCACCCATGATCCAGCCGTGACCGTAGTGCATTGCCGGACTTTGCTTTACCAGCAGCGATGCAAATGATGGTTCTTTCGTCAGCATAAGCACCTCACAGCAAACCGAATGAAGCACCGAGGCCAGTCACGGTATCAACTGCACTCGCCATCGCAGGGTTAGCCTGTAAACGGGCCTGCAATGAAACAGCAGCCAACGCCATCAGTCGTGTTACAGAGTTAATGCTGCTGATAGCATCACGACGACCTGCACTGGTTTTTACATCGCCAGATACCGCACCTGCAGCAACACGCCCGATCTCTGCGGTTGCACTCATGACGTAATGTGGCAGTTTCTCTTTTGCCACCTCATTAATCGGTACGCATGGCAGGCAGTGAATCTGAGCCAGAAAACCATCTACCAGCGTTGAATCTTCAGTCAGATCGGTAAGCAGCCAGATTTCTGGTGCGGTTAATAAATGAGGTTGAGCTGGGTTCAGCTTGTTCCGCAGAATCTGCACATTCATGCCAGCACGTTCTGCCAGTTGCACCAGGTTGTGGCGCAATGCGAATGCACGACAGGCTTCATCAAAATGTGGATGTTTGGAAACTTGGTAATCAAACATGGTCAATGCCTCTGATGTATCTCAGAATCGAACTAATTAAGGTTTAGATTGCATTCTGAAAGCGCATCAACGGTCATTGCTGCTATGTTGATCATCACTTTTTCGCGTTTTTTATCTTTGCGCAGACGGTGACGGATAAGGCGTCCATCAGCCAACATGTCATTGATGGTATCGATGGATAGCCCTGTCAGCTCGCTATAGCGTTCAATAGTCACATGAGGCGTGGTAAGAGTGATTGAAATGTTAGGTCTCATGATGCAACATTCCTCGTTTAATGATGATTAATCAGGACGAATACGGATCGTTTGTATTTTGTGAACACCATAAACATACGATCGCACATTGAAATCGTCAAGATAAAAGTTCACTTGGAGTGACCATGAATTTGGAGAAAGGCGGACGAGGCGCTATAGAGCGCATGGTAGAAGCTTATGGATTCAAGACTCGACAGGCGTTGTGCGATCATTTAGGAATCTCTAAAAGTACACTCGCCACACGCTACATGCGTGACTCATTCCCAGCAGAATGGGTAATCCAGTGCGCCCTTGAAACAGGCACCTCGCTTAATTGGCTCACAACCGGGCATGGTTCAAAGCAAACTTCAGGTAATACAAATACTATGGAAGTTGCTAAATATGTATTATCTGATGGTGCCTTGCGTGAAGACGGTTTTTATATTTTTGATAAGGGATTTCTACCCTCTACGTTTAAAAAACCTTTTGTCATCACAGATAACAATTCTGAATTTATTTGTGATAAAGAATTTGATGATATACGTGATGGTAAATGGGTAATAAGTATTGATGGCGAAATAACAATCCGCGACATTACTCGTTTACCCGGTGGAAGAATCTTCGTTGAAGGTGGAAACAGAGCCTTCGAGTGCAAGATAGAAGATGTTGAAATAATTGGAAAAATTATAAGTTTAACAATTAAGTACGTTAGGTAATACCGGGAGGAAACTATGCTTGGTAAGGTATTTTTTGTGGTTTTATCATGCTCTTTGTTATTAAACCCACTAACTACCTATGCTAAAAATTATCCTTGTTCTGGGAAAAAAGGAGGTGTCTCTCACTGTACCTCCGATGGAAAGTTCGTTTGCAATGATGGAACTATTAGTAAATCAAAAAAAATCTGTACTAAAAACTCGCGATAAATTTTGCTTTTATATCTGCGCCTAATATAACAATGAGCCGCAGGCTAACCGCAAAAGTCACATGCTCACATAGCAAAAAATAGCCAACTTCATTATGGCTTCAGTGAGATGTATGGTCACAGGATTTCATACATTGACACTGGTTATACATACAGTAAAAATGCTCTCCACTGGAGGGCATTTTTTATGGCAGTACGAAAACTCACCACAGGAAAATGGCTTTGCGAATGTTACCCCGCCGGACGTAGTGGGCGTCGTGTGCGTAAACAATTCGCCACCAAAGGTGAAGCTCTGGCTTTTGAGCGTCACACGATGGAAGAAACCGAAGCAAAGCCCTGGCTGGGTGAATCAGTGGATCGTCGAACACTGAAAGACGTGGTTGAGCTATGGTTCAAACTACATGGTAAATCTCTGACAGCTGGGCAGCATGTCTATGACAAATTGCTGTTGATAGTTGACGCTCTGGGCAATCCCCTTGCAACCGATCTCACCTCTAAAATGTTTGCCCACTATCGAGATAAACGCCTAACAGGAGAGATCTACTTCAGCGAGAAATGGAAGAAAGGAGCAAGCCCGGTCACCATTAACCTGGAGCAAAGCTATCTAAGTAGTGTTTTTAGCGAACTATCCCGCCTGGGCGAATGGTCGTATCCAAACCCACTGGAGAACATGCGAAAATTCACCATCGCAGAAAAAGAGATGGCATGGCTTACCCATGAGCAGATTGTTGAACTGCTGGCTGATTGCAAACGTCAGGACCCAATTCTGGCTCTGGTAGTCAAAATATGCTTAAGCACAGGCGCACGCTGGCGAGAAGCCGTAAATCTTACCCGCTCACAGGTGACCAAATACCGAATTACCTTTGTAAGAACGAAGGGGAAGAAAAACAGAAGCATCCCTATCAGTAAAGAGCTTTACGAAGAGATCATGGCGCTTGATGGGTTCAATTTCTTTACAGACTGCTATTTTCAATTTTTATCCGTGATGGAAAAAACGTCTATCGTGCTCCCTCGCGGTCAACTGACACACGTTCTGCGCCATACGTTTGCGGCGCACTTCATGATGTCGGGTGGAAATATCCTGGCCTTACAAAAAATTCTCGGGCATCACGATATAAAAATGACTATGCGTTACGCACATCTGGCACCGGATCACCTGGAAACTGCATTACGGTTTAATCCGCTGGCAACACTACCAACATCAATAGCAAGTTTTTGA